TGACCATGTCATGCCCCTAATCCGTGGCGGCAGAAACGACCGAACTAACTTGCAGCTATTGTGTGTGACTTGCAATTTGCGGAAGGGGCCGAAGGACCCGATTGCGTTCGCGCAGGAACGCGGCTTGCTAGTCTGATCGGTCCCGTAGCTCAGTGGATAGAGCAATGGCCTTCTAAGCCATGGGTCGCCCGTTCGAATCGGGCCGGGATCGCCAACTACTTCTTCTTCCCCGCCAGCGCCTTTTCCATCGCCGCCGCAAAGCCCTCCGGGTCCTGCTTCGATAGCTTGTCGAGCAGAGCAGCGTCCTTCTCCTGCTTCGCCCGCAGCCGAGTGAGCAGAATATCCTTGTTCTGGAACGGCATCATCTCGATTGCCGACTCCGGGTCCAGCAGGCCGAGCTTGAGACCGCCGACCGTCAGCTTCTCGTGATCCTCGGCGAAGATCGGCGACGTGCTGTGGCTGTCCACCACGACGCGGCGGTCGTCGGGCAGGTCGGACAACAGGAACGTGGACCCCTCGATGTCCTTCGGGTTGGTCCAATAGTTGCGGCCGTCCTTGTATTGCATCATCGACAGGCGGAGATCGCCCGCCGCGGCGCACTGGCGCTCGACGAGCAGGGAGCGATCCTTGAGCCGCTGGCCGGCCGTCTTCAGCAGCGTCGAGGTTTGCAGCCCGCTGCGCACGCCGGACTCGCCACGGCCGGACAGGATGTTGTCGAGGCCCGAGATCATTTCAATGATCTGGATGAGCTTGTCGAGTAGCGGGATCGCCTCGGGCGGGAATTTCGGCGTGAGATCGTTGATGGTTGCGCCCGGCGGAACCGACACATAGCCGGCGGCGCGCTGCTGATCGTACGTCTCGGCCATGTCGCCGTCGAAGCCCTGGAAGCCGAGGATTTTGTCCACCTGAACGCCGAACAGGCGCTTGATGTCCTGCGCAGTGGTGGACAGGAAGTTATGCGGCTCGATCAGGTCAACGAGTTCGCTGCGGCCCCAGATGTAGCCGTGCGTCCGGTTCGGCTGGATCAGCGTGTAAGGGTGCAGGCCAGTGTTCTGCTCGCCGGAAATCAACAGGTTCGCGCGCTTGTAGCGCGGCGCGATCAGGATGTCCGGCTCAATGATCTGGATCGTGGTGCGGTCGAAGCGGTCCCACACCCAAACCTCGTGCATCCGCACCATGTCGGCGGCCACTGTCGGCGCGACGATGGAGTAGTTCGGGTCGGAACCGAGTTGCACGACGCCGCCTGGGGTCGGCTGAGATGCGGCGCCGGCGCCGAATTGAAGCTGGCTGGTGGACAGCACCTGGTGGAAGAAGCTGTTGTAGTCATCGCCGACACCGCCGGCCTTGCTGTGCGACTTGATCCTGGTGAACATCTCCTTGTTGTCCGGCATGTGGCTGATACGCCGCCAGACCTCGGGCAGCGTCAGCATCACGGTCTCGCACAGCGCTGGCTGTGAATCCAGGTCGTTGGTGTCCTCGCGATAGACGCCGAACTGCCACGGCATAACGAGGCTGGATTTGTAGACCGGGAGGCGATCCGGGCCGTCCTGCTGCACCCACTGCTTCAGGATGGACGAGCCGAATTTCAGGGCCTCGAAAACGCCGGTTCCGAAGATGACATCGGTGTTGTTGCGCTCCCACGACCGGGTGAGCGATCGCGCTGCAAACTGCGCGCGCTGGAGGATGCCGATCTCGTATTCGTTCTCGAAGTCGATGGTGAAGGATAGCTGCTCCGGGCTGAACATCAGCGACGAAAGGCGATCGACGATGGTGTACAGGAGGTTGATCAGGCTGCGCTGCTGGTCCTGCCGGCCGGTCTCCATGATGCCGTTGAGTTGGCGGTAGTAGGCGGCGCGGTTGCCCTGCGTGTTGCGGCAGGTCTCGATGATCTTCGTGACTTCGCGGATCAGCTTGGCGTTGTCGGACGGCAGATCGACCAGCGCCTCGGGGCGGTTGTCCCGGGTGGGACGGGAGACGGTCTCGCTCATGCGCGGCGCCTATACCCCGGCTGCTGCGTCTCCAGCGCCGGTATCTCCGATGTGGTCGCCCCGGCGTGCCCCGCGCCCTGCGTGAACTGGTTGTGGAACGCCCGCACGCCCTGCATGGCCCGTGCGCCAGCATTCGGATATGGCCCGGTGCCGGTCGTCGTCGCGTATTCGGCGGCGTTGGCCGGGTTAAAGCCGACGGTGTTCGCCGGCATCCGCGCCATCGCCTGCGACACCGCGTTGTCCACCGGGCCGGTTGACGTGTCCCGGATCATGGCCGCGGCCTCGGCATCCAGCCCCATCGTCTCCCGCGCCATGTCGGCTCGGAAATTGGCGCCTTCCTGGACCGCCGCCTGGACGCCCTCGGCGCGTTTGACCATTCCGGTGCCGATGGCCGGAGCGGCAAGCGTCGGCTCGTAGCTGGCGCCGTTCGCCATCGAGTCGAAGCCGCAGTGAGGGCAGAAGCGCGGCAGCGGGTCGGCAGCCACGCTGGGGTGGTGATCGTACTGAAACTGCTTGGCGCAGGACGGGCAGGCGTACCGGCGGCGGATCATGACGGTGTGCCGGGCCGCAGATCAGCCACTGTGAACCGCGAAATACTCAGCTCGGCTTCACCCGCATCTCCCCCCGGTGCGGGCGGCAGGGGCATCCAGTGGGTTGGGAACGCGATGCGTTTATGCGTCGGCTCTTCGTCCACGCTATCAGATTGCCAGCGCAGCCACTCGCCAAGATGCCAGTGGCAATCCGCCCAGCGTCTGCCAGACGCCCACAGATCAATCTCCGTTCCATCCCTCGGCGCGGTCTCGATCGGCTGCCACTCACTCATCCTGACCTCCAACTCGCCCGTCGCGCCGCCATCGCGCCCTGCCGGCGCACACGCTGCTTACGGGCCATAAACTCGCTGAACATATTGGTCGCAAACATATTCACCTGATCCCGCACCGTCATCCGCACCTTCATCTCTTCCGACTCCCGCGTGCGCTTCTGCCTGATCAGTTGGGTTCGCACCGACTGATCCCAGTTCCGCACGCCGATCGCCAGCGACACAACTCGGTCGTCCTTGGCCGAGCCTTGGGCGGCGATCGTATCACCTTCCCGCGAAATCGTCTCCATTTCGTTCAGGGTGTCCAAAGACCTGATCCACAGATGCCCGGAGTGCGTGAAGTCACGCAATCTCTCCATGAGACCAACTTTATTTTGTGGAGTGGTTTTCCAATCTCTATTTCTACCCGGAGAGGACGAGTCAGTGCGTGTGTAATAGTACGTATGCACGTTCTTTTGAATGTTCTGGAGGCCCCTTTCGGTCAGCAGATTGCCGTAATACCCGCCCGACATCTGGCGGCGCAGCGACTTCAGTTCGGCCAGCACGCCGTCGCCCGGCCCGTTCAACTCGACGATGCGATAGACGTGCGACGTTTCGCCGGCATACCAGCCCTCGACGGCTGCAATGGCCCACGCGAATTGCTGCGTCGTGATCAGCGGAGACGCATACTCGGCTACCTGATCCATGCCGTCAGAATAGCACCGCAGCACCTGAATGCAGGACCGATCGCTGTTCTCGCTGTGCCCGAACGCCGGGTCGGCAGAGAGGATGTAAACCGAGTCCTCGACCGGCTCATCCCACACCTTGAAGTGGATGGACCGCGAGTTCGGCGACGGAAAGACGGTCGTGTAGGGGAATTCCTCGCCAAACGCGAAGGTGTAAGCCTTGAATTTCTTCGAAGCCCGCTTGTTCATTTGAGCCGTCAGCACGTCGGGGTCGAAGAAGACGGCGCCGGTGAACTTGAAGGCTTCCTCGGCCGTCCACGCCTGTTCCTGCTGCCGGATGGCGTCGCCTTCGAACTCCGGCGGGGTATCGCCTTCCGCCTCGGCCGACGGGGCCATTTCGCGTCTGATCCACGCAAGCTGCGCCGCGGTGATTTCGTGCCCGTACTCGTCCTTGACGGCCCGGATGCGGGCGATTTCCTTGTCCGATGGCGGGTACGCCCCGAACCGATACCAGTCCGGGTCTGTATCGTGCATCACCTGATCGGGGTGCGACCACCAGCCGACAAAGATGCGCCGGACACGGTTGTCGTTCGCGGCCTCGTCCCAGATTTCCTTCCAGATGTTCGGGCCGCGCGCGGTGGACTCGTCGATGAACAGGCGATTCGGGTTGGTGCGCGCCAGCGACGCCCGCCACGCCTCCATGCCGCTGACATTGCCGTAGGAGCACAATTCCGAGCGGTGGGCGAGAGAGACGCCGCTGCCACGGCCGAGCGTGCCGGAGGATTTCGACTCCTTCACGCCCGCGCTGGCGAGATTCACGCGGCTGTCATTGTGCAGCGCAATAGAATTGCGGTTGTCCCATTTTTTTCTAGGGAATTCGTAGCTCTCGGGCAGCAGTTCCAGCATCTTGATCAGTTCGCGGCGGGCCTCGTCCAGATGCGGCGCGGTGTCGAACACCAGCGAGCCCGTCGCGCCGCCCTGCCAGCCGATCCAGAACAGCATAAGCGCCCGAATGATGGTCGAGATGCCCAACTGCCGAGATTTGAGCACCTTGAAGTCGTGAACCCCGACCGCGAGACCGTCGAAGATTTCGTCGATCACGCGGGTTTGGGCGTCGTAGAGGTGATCGCCGAGGATGATCCAGCCTTTTTCCTTCGATGCGACCTGAACGACCTTCAGGAAGTCGTAAAACGCTGCTTTGACCGCATTGGCGCGCTTTTGGCCCCATGCGTCGGGCAGAAGGTCGGGTTCGTGGAGCGCGGCGCTCATCGGCGG